TGTCCGACTACAACGGTTTCTTCTATATCAATGTCTTGTGCATTCACAGAAGATACGGAAGTAACTAGTGCGATACAAGTCAAAAAGTTAATTTTATTACTCATTATTATCCTTATGTTAATTAACCCAGTAATTATACATGTAATCAAGAATAAGTCAAGTAAAAAGTGAAGCCCGGAGGGGTTCCGGGCTTCGTGGTGCTCTTGGGGGGATGACTAACGGTTGAGCACCGGGGGAATCGTTAGTATGTATACTTATATTAGATACCACCCTTCATGCACGTAGTCTGGGCAAGTCTGACCCAATTGTCGTTGTCCATTTGCTTGAGGTCTGCAATCTTCAACACCATACGCAAACTAATCTCACGAAGTTTTTGTGCATTATCGACCATGAAGTTAATTACTTCACTCTTACCTTCTTCACCGAAGTTGTAATCGTCTAGCATGCCGTCTCGCACAATTTGCTTGATGCGGATGAATTTATCCTTGACACTGTTCATAGTCAAATCCAAGTAGTGACAACGACTCATCAACGCACTAAGGTGATCTTGAATCTTCTTAGAACGGACATTTTCAAAGTTCACGTTAGTAATGAATACTACGCCGCCTGCAAAGTCAAACCGATCTGGGATTCCTTCCCTACGCAATGCTGAACTCTCAGACTTCCAACTAATTGTACGCTTCTTGCCTGAGTCAAGTACTGCCTTCAGCATGTTCAAACAAACTTCATCAAACAGGATACTATCACAGTCATCAAAAACAAGAACATTGCCTTTGTCACTGTTCATGTACAGTGTCTGGTATAGACCAATTGGGGTCATAGAACCTTTTACAATTTCAGTGCGGGCTGGCTTGCCAGCAACTTGAGTTAACATGTCATAATCTTCTAATACAGTTTCAACACCAAATGACTTACCAACACCTGGAGGACCACTTACTATCATACCACGCACTGTGCCTTCTGCTACAGCATGAGTCATACGATCAAGGATATCGAAACGCTCTTTGATCCGCTCAATAGCATCATCTTCGGACTCCTCTTCGGTTGTGTCCTCTACTGATGCAACTTTTGGTTGCTCTGCAAACACACCTGGTGTTACATACTCTACATCGTCCGATGGGTTAGTAATAAGTACACGAATTTTTGCAAACTGATCGCCTAATGCATCAGTACCATCTACAGTGATAAATGCACCTTTCTTACCAATATTAAGAGGCTTAATAACTGGGAAAACTAAGTTCTCAATAACCTTAGAACGGTAAGTGCCTTGCTTGATCTTTACAAACTGTTTCATAAAATGTCATCCGTTTATTTAATTTACAAGTACTATTATACGGATTTTGAAGGGAAAGTCAACCTTTTTGCCAGTTTTTCTGGCAACTTTTTTAAGGAAGGTAAGTTATTGATTTATAAGGCTTTTTAATATTCGATAACTTATGTATGTGCATACGAAGTTATATAAACCTAAGTAAATCAAGTAGTTAACGCTGAAATAGACACCTGAAAAAACTGCCAAACACCCAAGTATTCCATTGCCATGCATCATGAATTTATGATATTTTTTCCCCAATGCCAAGTACTCTGTAAGATTTTTGCACTGCAATAGCCTGGTTATATGCGTCTGCCAGGGCCGAATGATGGTCTATTTGGTTTCCGGCAACGTCTTTTCTAGGATCACCAGGGACTAATTCAAACAAGGTCCTGCTATCTGCTTCTTCCCAATAAAACCAGTTTTTATGTATACCGTACTGCTCATAAAGATGTTCTAGAATACCATAGTCAAATCTGGGGCCTTGTGCCCACTTCTTATCACAACCAACAAACCACTTGTTTAGTTCGTTGCAAAAATGCTCCACTGATACTCGACCGTCAACCTTAAACGCATCTTCTTGGATATCCTTATCTTGCTTAGACCACCACTCAACTGTGTTGGGATCAACAATACGGCCTTTCTCCGATTGTTCGTCAATATCTAATCGCATCATTAGCGGAGAATGTGGTACTGCATCGGATGTGGGGTCAAACTTTACTCCGCCAACACTTAGCACAACTGCATCGCTTTTTGTAGCTAGAGTCTCAATATCTATCATTGCATGAGTTGGCATTACTTAAAATTTCCGTAAAGTTGATCGAATATCTTCTTCGCTTCATCAGCACTAAGTGCTTCTTCTTTATACAACGAGCGTTCTTCTGTGTTTAACCACAGCCACTCATTAAAATTTATACTGTATGACTTTGTTTTATCGTATTCAAACATCCGGTTACTCCTACATAACGTTAACATTAATCAATATATTAGCACCACTCCATCAGGAAGTCAAGAACTTTTTGAAATATTTTTCACATAAAGCGTCTTCGTTGCGGTATGCTTCAATCTCCCAGGGCTGGTCTTCGTAGCGCCTTTTCATCAAACCGTGGTCGATTTCGTGCAATATCAACTGTTTAGCATGTATGAGTTCATGCATAAGGTTGCGAAGTACTTCATTTCTTGTAAAGTAGCCCCCATGGCTCTTCCTGCCCAAGCCTATCACAATATGTTCATTATCACCATAACAAAAGCCGCCCAACTGATCTTCTAGCTCAGTTATTAAATCAATTGTTATATCTACATCGTGTGTTATGTCCTTGCACTGATCATACAAATACTGTTCGCACTCTTGTACTACTAGGCTCTTTTTAGCAAATCGTCCTGCCCAAAAAATATGTATCATACACGTATCTCAACAAGTTGTTTAAATTCATTGCTCTGCAAATGCAAAGAGTTTTTCTGGCGGCGGTTTGCTGTATAATGGTATATGTCCAATATATCATTGTTTAAGCGATCTATCTCTTTGGCGCAAGAATCTACACGTTTTACCAAATTAGTTTCTTCGTCATAAGAATGGTCTATTAGGTCTTTAAAGGTATCAAATCCAAACTGCTCTAATTTTTTGATAGATCCAGGAGCATTTATTGATAAGAACAACTGTCCTGCATATATAGGCTTCCAAGTTTTTTCTGTAAAGAACATACGTTTGCACGAACTCTCTGTTATAATATTCAGTGCTGTTTGATTATATGCTGGGCTACTTACTGTATGATCGTTAACATAAGGATCAGTATCTGAAAGATCATCGATTGTGATCGGACAAATATGCTTGAGCATGCTTAAAAAATATTCATACTCGTCCGAGTAATCCAGTATGTCTTGTTGCCAGTAGTCTTGTTGTAAATGAGTCTTAGCATGCTGTTGCTTATCCCAAAGAAAACTGTGCAACACAGACTCTTGTAAATTGTGCGAGTAAATCTTATTCAGCATGATAAGCCTGTGTATCTTAGGAACAGAATTCAAACAAGAGAATTTGTGTTCGATTGATTTTTCTTCTATTGGATATTCGGCTTGGCTGTACGGTAAATGAAAGTAAGATGTATAGTTATCCTCAGTAGCATCGTCACTAAGAACCACTACTTTCTTATTTTTGTGTGTATCTACAAATGACCGAACTTGCTGTTGACTGAGTGCGTCCATTGGGTTGTGACTCACGTCCAATACAATAGTGTTAAACCAAGCGAGCTCAGGTAATTCGTAATTTAGTAAATTATCGTTAACTATGACATAATTGTCATGTATACCCAATTTACTAGATAGCCATGGTATAAGGTATCTTCTACTGACTGTGCCAGTGTTGTAAACCTCAGACAAATCAATAATTTGTTTCATCTTAACTAATAACTATATCTTCCATACCAGCAGTTCGTAACCGAGTGATATGCCCTATTTGCCATTGCTTAGTATCCAGGCCTTTCATTATTCCTAAATACTTATTCCTAATTAATGCATACTGATTACACAGGTGTGTTAAGTTTATTACGCTATCGTCGCTGTCAACAAACTTTTCGGCGTCTCTGCTACTTAACTGCCTATTGTATGTTTCCAGATACTTTCGAAAAACCTTACTGCGTTCTTTACGCAATTCTATATTCAGGTGCTCCAGTATTGCTTCAATTTCCTGTAACTGGTTAAAACGATGCTCAGTAATGCCAGGCAGAGCAGCACTAGATTTCTCTAGGCTGCCCTTAATGTGGCATTCGTATTTGGATTCCTCAAGTTCGTTCTCATAGAAGTCAATTGAGTCAACTAGGGTACTGAGATCGTCTACTACGCTTCGATACCATCCCATTTACTTTACTCCCAGTCAAACCCTTCATCATCGTTTTCTTCCTCTACATCAAAATGAGATTTTGCTGCAGCTTTCAGAACAGAATCAAAGGAGCTAAATTCTTCCTCAATGCCCACGAAGTCAAGTTCTTCGTCAAGTACACGGATAAGTTGCTCCGAGGCCTCGATTCTATCCTTCTTTGGAATAAAAGTTTTGATAGTGTCCCAAACACTAATAAGTACTTGTATGTCAGGATTCATCGATCAGTTCTCCAGTGTCATTATTTTCAAATGCGCTATCATCTACATCACCTACATCAATATCATCTTTCTGTGGGTTCTGTCCCCATTCATCAATAATCAATTGGAGTTTTTCGCCTGTCCACTGCTTCCTAAACTCTTTGATAACTTCGCCTGTGATAGGGCTAGTGTACTCGAGTTTATTACCAGTTTTTTGCACAATGCCCTTTGCTTCAAACATCTCTAACAACCCACTATACGGGTTCATGCCTGATTCATAAGGAATCTTAATTTGTACACCCTCAAACGGTTTGCTGTAACGACTCTTCATTACTTTACATGCGGCACGAATACCTTGTACAGTTGAAGTTTTATTGCCGTCCTCGTCTTCCTTGAGTTTCAGTTTACGCATAGCAACAACAATACTACTTGCATAGATAAAGCCTTGACCGCCGCTGATTTTATCATCTGGGTCAAACATATCTTGCGATGCGTATGTGTGGTTAGTTGCAACAATACCTACTGGGAATGGTGCAATTTGGTTAACCATGTTACGCACTAGGGCAGTCAGAGCCTTTGGCTTTCTACCCATATCGCCTTTCATGTCGCCTTTTTCAAATTGTGCTACATCAGTTGGTGTAAGTAACATACCTAGACTATCAATAACAAATAACAATTTAGGCATATCTTCATAATCTAAATCGCCATAGTTACTTTTATAGTCTTTCATAAAATCACTCAAGGTCTTAGCAACATCGTCAATCATGCTAACACCAATTTTGAGTAATTTATCAGGTGTAGTATCTACTCCTAACGCTTGTAGCCAATCCTCATCAAGTGCGTTTTCGCTATCAAATAATACCACTTGGCATCCTTGATCTTGCGCTGCTTTAGTGATATTGCCGGAGCAGATAAAACTTTTACCTGATCCGGATTCACCTGCAAAAACACTAACCTTACCCAGTGGAATTCCTTTATTAAAGTCACTACTGATTAAGTAATTAAGTGTTTTGTTTCCTGTGCTGATCCAGTCTTTAGGATCATGGAAGCCAGCACTAATGCCTGCAATAGACTTAGTGACTGACGTCCTGAACTTAGTCAAGTCGAATGGTTTTTGCATAATTTAACTCCTTAACTACGAGAGCGAATCATATTTAAAATATCATCCGCGCTAGGCTTTTCGCCAGTTTGCTCTGCAGATGCTACTTCAGCTGTAGGCGTTGGCTCAACAACCGGTGTAGTATCTGCTACTGTTTCTACTACTGGAGCAGGTGCTACTGGAGCAGGTGCTGCTACTGGAGCAGGAGCAGGAGCTGCCGCTTGTGCTGGCGCTGCTTGTGCTGGAGCACTAGATGCCTGTACAGCAGTGCTTGGAACTTCTACGCCATACGGCTTGTAAAAGTTGCCCCACTGTTCTGGATCATACAAATCACCGTTTACACTTGCTTCAAACATCTGTGCAATTGCTTGGAGATGTGCTTGATCTGGTCGCTTAGGTAAAAACTCCTTCAGTGTATGCAAGCCGTTTGCATCAATTGCCGCAAGTTCAACTGCGTCTAATGCACGTTCTTTCCTAGAGTACTTTGATGTACTATAGTCAGCATACTGTCCTTTAGTAGTTTTAGTAACACGGAAGTCTGTACCGTTAACATAGTCAACTGGCAAGTTTTCCATATCAGGATCCATTAATGCAGCCTTGATAATGTTAAAAATTTGAGGTGAAATAACAAATCTGCGAACAGGGTTGTCAGGTGCTGTTTCGTTTAAAGGATTATCTGTAACGAAACCTTGGAAAATATAGGAACGCTTCTTCCAATACTTGCGGCCCATGTCTTCTAAACTTGGGTCTTTAAACCAAGGACGAACCTCAGTTAGTACTGGACAAGTGTCTCCGTACATTTCTGCACAAGGTACTTGTACAGTTACTGGCTTCATGTCGCCACCTTTTACTCCTGGGAAGGTCAAACGAATCATTTGTCGTTCTACCCAAAAGAAGTCATTGGTAGTGTCAGCATCAGGCAAGAAACGTAGTGTTGCACTTGTTCCTTCGTCGATGTTCCAGTGTGGATAAATTGCGTTGTCACTTTGCTGTGACGGTGAGTTGGAACCTTTTGATTCCATAGATTGTAGCTTTGCTCGAATTTCTGCTAAAGATGCCATAATGTTTTCTCCTAATATGTGCCATGTGTGTCGCTGCGTCTGGGTTTATGCAGTAACTTGGGTTATAATATATTCTTTTAGCCATGTTGTCAACCTTTTTTTGTCTTACGACAATAACCGCTGTCTTTGTTATGATACTATTTATTCTATGTTAAAAAATTATCAGTTTTTTTTGGATTATCAATCACTTGTAACAAAAGTGTTCAAAAATGCTTCGTATTCCTTTGTTCTGCCTTCTGCTAAATCTTCTGCTATTGGTGAAGATGCAGGGTTTTGTGCTGAGAGTAACGATGCTTTTACAGCCCTATACTCCATTGCATCTAGTGTGCCTCCATTAGATAGTTTGCTACCAATACTACCTAAGTACCTTGACAACTGCTGATCTTTTACAACTGAACTCATCTGGCCTACTTGATAGCCTAATCTAGATCGCGGGTTTTCAAACTCTACACCGCTTTCTGCAATCATATCTTTTAGGTCGCCAAACGACTCATTAGATATAGCAGACATAATATAACTTTCAAATGCATTTCTTCTATTAACCAAATGCTTAATAGTGTCTACTGCATTAGCAACCTTGTCGTCAAAGTGAGTTTGAGTAAAATGCTGTTCTAAGTCAACTTCTTGTATGAGCTCAACGCTACTGTGATCTGTAACACTTTCAACTGCTGACGCATATGTTTTAACACCGCTTAATTTTTTAAATGTTTTTCTAATTTCTTCAATATTTTCAAAAGCAAGAGTAACATATTCTTGATTGCTTTCTGTTACTAAATTATTGGTCTGGACATAACGTACAAACTCTCGTAATGTTTTTAGATCGCCGCACATAGCAACAATGCTTTCACCGATATTATCGTGCATTGCTCCGCCATTATGAATATGTCGTGCCATTGCCCTTGCGCCAGCTAAATTTTTACTTGGGAAGGCAAATCGCTCTTCTCCTCGTTGTATAAAAATTTTACTAATATTCCTACTTCTTGCTCCGCGCACTTCTTCATTTACTGGCTTTGCATGTCGAACAATTATCTTAACATTATCCAGTGGCTGGTAGCTTGTTTTTACGCTTCCGGTCATTGTGCCGAAACCTTCCATTACGCCTGATTCTTCCATTTTACTCTCTTTTTTAATATTTGTGGATTCACTACTTGGTTTAAGTGTTTTTCCAAATACTCTAAAATCTGTTGTCATTAAGTATGTTTTTGCAAGATTTGTTAGTTGCTCTCGAAGTTTATCTGTTTGCTCTGTGTTTTCTGACACACTGAGTCTTATCTCATTATCTTCGACATTTAGTGTTACAAGCAAATTGGGGTCTTCTACAAAAAATCTAAGTGCTTCTGCTGGATCGCCGGTTACTTCACCTGCACTATCGAAAATATCGACAGAGAATCCAAAACCTTTTAAAAGCCCGTATACTTTATCTGCGACTGTTTTTACACTAATAGCCATAAACTAAAAATCTCCTAATAGTATTTATCATTTCAGACTATTAATATAGTCGTTATCACAGGACACCGATTGGCATTGGCCCTTCATCGGATCCGTCATCGTATTCATTATAATTGTATGTTGTTCCGTCACCGATATTGCTGTGGATGACATCGTACACTTGGTCTTCAAATGTTCCGATAAATGATATCATTCGACATGCTATTAACATGCTCATGACTAAGTCATCTTTTGCACCTGATTGTGCTGCAAATGATGTGCCATTTGACACAAAGTTTTTTAGCTCAGACAATAAAGGCTTGCTTGCTATCGTTAATTTATCTGACTCTATTAATCTTTTTAAAAGTATACACCCTTCCATTTTAGTTTTACTACTAGTATGGAATCCTTTTCTTCCACGATGTCCTTGTACTTTAACAGGATCATGCAACATTTGGCCTGGAAAACTTTCTTCGCCTGTTTCCCTAATTACTAAAAGGGCCGCTTCGCCGATGGTGTTATTTTCTACAGTCCAATACAAATCTGCAGGATCGTACTGTTGTATCTCTTGTAGTATGCGTCTGAACAAAATTAATTGTTTTTCTACAGGAGTTTTATTATGGCACCATTCTGCAACCTGCGTCATACTGGGTAGTTCAACTACTTGTATAGCTGCATTATCTCTACCTGTGCCCGACGAAGGATCTAATGTAACGGCATATATGTTACCGGGAGTTGGGCGTTTGTACCACCGAATATTTTCAGCTGAGTACAAAGGGTCTGCTCCTTCTAATGCATTAATCTTTAACGGGTCGATGAGTGTTTCGTTATATATAACAAACTCACACTCGTGTTCTCTCCTAAAACGTTCTTCGCCTAAACTGGCTCTTTCCTGTCTAGCCCAATTATCATCCCGTTCCGGGTGCTGGTCCCAAGTTGCAAGATAACCTCTAAAGCCGTTAACGCCAACTGGAGTTTCGAATCCAGACTCGTCAAACGTACTATTCGCACCGTACCATATATTAGCAAAAGTATCTTCGTCACTGTTAGGCGTACTAGTAACAATACACTTACCGCCCGTAGCAAGTGTAGGACTCAGAGACGTCCAAAATTCCGCAGCAATTCTAGGTGGAACAAACGCAAACTCGTCCAAGTACACAAGTGTCAAAGACATACCACGACCAGTTGTTTCTGTTGTGGTACTTGCAACTATTCTACTACTGTTATCAAAAGTAATGCTGCCTTTGTTGTATTCTGTCACTCCAGCTCTAATGTGGTCTGGGCAACTCTCGTATGCATATCTAATACGTTGCATAATTTCGCTGGCGCCAGTTGCTTTGTGTGCTGCAACAAGTATTGTACTGTCAGGCTTAAACATAGCATACCACAGCAAGTATCCTGCGGCTACAGTGGTTTTACCCATCTGTCTGCCCAGCATATTAATACTGTAACGATATTCATTATAGTTTTTAATAAGATCGAGCTGATATTCGTAAGGGTCAAAATCTATGCCGCCCCTAGTTGGGTGTTGTATTTTAACAAAATTTTCCATAAAATACAACGGGCCGCTATCGTCATCTGCGCATTTCTTAAATTCTATGAGCATATCCCCATCGTAATCAATTTTGAGATAGGGCGGTTTGACAAGTTCTGTGTTTGCTGTTCCTTTTGGCATATTGCTATTTATGTACTGACTGCTTCCAAACTCGTGAAAACTAAGCTCTCCTCGAAAAGATCATACATATGCTTTTGAATATCGACTTCATGCTCTACAAACAGTTGGTGCATAGAATTTTGCGAAGAGGTTTTGTCAAAATAATCATAGACAATTTTTTTGTAATAATTATCAGCACTAATTACTTTTTCCCATACATCGTCTGGCAATTTTATATCAAACACACTGGTAATAAAATTAGCATGCTCTAAAATAGAGGGGTGGAAGTCTGAATAGTCTGGGTGGAACTCAGTGATCACTGAATCTCGTTTGTTGTCTATATTATTAGACCAAAGAACTTGGTAAAAGCTATCTGTTAAAAAAGGAGTTATGTGCGGTTTATAAAAGTCTACTATAGAGGCAAATCTAGAGGATTTAGTTATTTCTGTTTCCCATTGGTCGAGAGATTCAAACATGTCGACCATTTGTAAAAATTTAAAATTAGTTTTATACTGCAATAACTGCGAAGATGCATACACAACTGTATAATCTCTTAATGCAGAATTACAATCGTTAACGTAATTTTCTACATAGTTGTCATTATATAAACTCTGAGTGTATACGTTGCCGGGCGTGATCCATTTGTCTGTTTTGTCAAAGAAACGATCTTCGCGACGAATATTTGTCCACTGCACAATTACAAGGTCACGTTTAGTAAATTTATAGTGTATATCAGCTTGTTGTAATTTTGTAAAAATAAACTGATTGCCGGCGCCGCCTGTGGCGTAATTATAATATTCTATGTTGGGGTTAGCTGTAGCGAGTATATCGGCCCAAGTAGGATAACACCATTGAGTGAAACTACAGCCGAATACAAACAGCCGATCAATTTCGGAAAACATTAGCGGCTGTTTCGTAAATAGTCTCTAAGACGGTCTCTCAAGACACCTGTGATTACTGATTTATCTGTAGTTGTAGGCATAGAACTATGTGCGTCTGGGTCCATTTCTGTAGGTGGTTCACACGGCATTTCTTCTTGCTCTGGTTCTACTTCTTGCGCTGGTTCTTCTTGCTTAGGTAATGTAATGCCTGCTAGTTTAAGTACATCATGCAGTTCTTGCATACTTTCTGCTCTTGCACTCACTGTAACACTAGCTGATCCTTTGCTCTTCGTTTTGGTATAATTAACACTTTCTGTTTCTTTCGGTTCTGTTTCGGATTGTTGATCTGTTGGCATTACCATCGGTAATCCTTCTTCTACTGGGTCACAATCACATTCACCTGGAGGACATGTGCAGTCTGCAGATCCGCATTGTGGGCATTTTTCGCCCTCATTGAACTCTTGTTCAAAAATATCTAATAAATCACGCATGCTTGCCATCTTAGTGCCTCAGTCCTTGATCATGTAAACTGACCATTTTATCGTCTGGGCCGCCTGCTCCGCCATGTGCAAGTCCAGTAATTGAATCGTGCATTGCGCTCAAATCGTCACCCATTAATTGATCTTTTGTAGGGTATGATTTGAAGTAATCCTCGCCCTTTTCATCTCTAATTCTTTTTAGCTCTGCAACAAATTTGTCGCTGTAGCCTTCGCCGAATGTACTCAAGTCGTCATCAACGGAATCCTGTTCATCGACATAATGTGCCATATCGTCCTTAAGGAGTTCTGCTTCATCCGCATTAACAACACGGTCCTTGTCTCTGCTAACTCGATCTTCTGCCATTTCAGACTCAATACGCCTAGGATCATTTACACCATAACATAATACACGATCATGTGGTACGTCTAAATTAACAGATAACCATACTTCTAATATACGCTGGTTTACAGGATATTTTAGGATAACATCTGTACTACATACTTCGCTTGTGAATGTGGAGCCTTTCAGTCTTTGAAATTCCATAGGATTTTCTTGAATAGGTAATCTTTTCCATGGGGTGGTACTTACCAAATTATATTTTTGTAAGCACGACTCTAGCTTGGACATGTCGTCTGCTGTGCAGTCCTTAGCAAGTTTGATCCGATAACCGTATTCTTTACTAAAGGATTCGTTTATAATATCTTTTAGTTCTCTCATAAGTGTAAAACTCCTCGTTACACTTATTTATCATAAATAGTAAAAGTATGTACATTAAGATTAGACCAGACCAATTCAACCGTATGAGATCGTGGACTGTTCCACTAGAAAATCAGTGTTGCCCTAATATCAAATTGTTAAACAAATTTGATCAGACTGGTTACGACTTATGTGAGCTAGAGCAACAATATGCCGCAATAAACACAGACATTGTTACTAAAATGAGATACAAAAACTCTATACGCAAAGATTGGTTAGAGTTTGACATTTTAGATCGAGGTGCGCACATAAACCATGCAGACTTATACGAGAGAAAAGGATTCGGTGGATACGCATTAGAACAAATAAATCATTGGGCTCCGTGCTGTCCTATTTTGTACAAACTTTCCAAATTAAAAGGAAAATGGGGGATAGATCTCAGCATAGATTATGTTGATAATCAGGGTAATGTATTTGAATTGTTTCACTACGAATGGGACGACTTTGAGTTATCGTCTGTACAAGATAAAAAAGAACAGATTGAAGAGATTTTGCTCAACACCGATTGGGATGATGTTGCATTAAAAAAATTAGCTAGAAAAGACGAATGGAAGAACTTAAATTTCTTTGAGCAAAGTGCTTGGACTACAAAATTTTTGGGTTTGCCGGAAGAGAGATATAAACTTAATCCTTGGAATTTATAATTTTTAGCAATTCGTTCCTGTCTAACGAACCACCAGACCCTGCATCACTAGATTTACCAACATTATTCCTGTCTAACCGCTCTTTCTTAATCATAAGATCAATTTGTCGCAACTTTGCAGTAATTTTACTATCCCTTGCTTGCAGTGCGGTAGTCAACATCTTACTTGCGCTATCAAAAATGCTTCCAGCTTCTCTGTCACCTACATTCATACCTAGATTCATTAGCTGCTGATAACTGTCGACTGCTTGTTGAGCAATATCATCCATCTCATCACTGTGGTCTTCTAACCCTTTTACACTAGACAGAGCTTTATCTATTTTTTCAGCGTTAGTAAGTGCACGTTGCACTTCTTCGACACTGATAATTTCTGTAGATTCGACTTCGTCGGGCATATCAAACAATTCGTCATCTGATTCTATAGATGTTTGAGACATTGGCGGTAAATTAAATTCTTCTTCGAGTTTCTTAGTCATAACAGTATTTATGATAAGTATTATCATGATAGGGATAATTGCAGGCTACAGGACGGGGTCTACTACACTCATTCACGAGTTAAGTATAACACAGAATCTAACTTACGAACGTGAACATACTGGTGAGCTAGACTTTTATACAAACCTATTCAGTTACCCAACGTCTATAAATCAGATATATAAAATAATGCCAACTGATAATAATCTTAGTGGGGAGACTAGAGAGTTATTTTATAAACACTGGCTAGACAATAGTTCTAACTTATTTTACACTGTAAGACATGATCTCACTGCTCAGATAAAAAGTTGGGCATTAGCTAGTATAACACATCGCTTTCACCCGTTTGAATTATCTGAGGTTCCTGAGATTCATATTAGACATCTTGATACTGATTCAATTCATGTTAGTAGGTATAACAATGCAAACAATACTGAATTTGAGACTATTCAAGAATGTCAATCTCATATAGACAACACATTTACTGAATCATTATTACTTTCTTTTGGGGGTCAAATTATAAGCACCATTAAGAATCAATACGAAATATATCGAAAGTATAAAGGCACAGTTTGTTGGTTAGAAACTAGAGAAAAAACTAATATTAAGAATAATAAGAAATATTCAATGGTTTTTTCGTTGCCAGCAGAGTTCGAGTCGTGGCATTGTGGTTCTGTTGGTGAACAACATTTTAAACAGTAAATTTACCTGCTGTATTACTTTCTGCGTTTGCGTTTTGGAGTGGTTCGTTTCTTAGGATTATTTCTAAAGATTTGGTCTTCCGTAATTACCTTAAAGTGTATGCCTTTATTTTTAGCCCACTCCATTGCAGCGGTCCACTTAACTGCATTAACTTGAGTAGCCATTTTGTCACCGGGGCCTTTAGCATTTTCGATTACTGTTTGGCTTTTGGGCTTAATTTCAATTAGCTCTACTCGAGTTTTGCCATTTTTATCTTCGTATTGTACCATAAAGTCGGGTACGTAATTAGTTATTTTACCTGTAAACGGATGTCTATAAGGTATTTTAACATTCTCGCTTGCCCATTTCTTTATGTTAGGATGTTGATCGCAAAAACGCATAAAGGTTGTTTCCCAGCTACTCCGTGCAAAGGGAGGTTTTGTGCCGGCGTACTTTTCTGGGTTTTGTATTGTATAAATACCTTGCGAATATTTAGAAGCCATTCGTATTATGGCCTTATGATTTTAGCAACTCTGCTTTTAGAATTATCTTTTAACAATGATAAGCCTACTAAATTGCCTTTAGGCCGAACAGTGTTCAACGCAGAATATGTGTCTGCTGCTAATCTGATAGCATCGTCATTTAAGTCAAAATAACTCATAGGATGTACTCCTTGCATCTTTGCGATCTTTATTAATGCTATAGCTAGAGCGTTTGTAGTCAACTCACCGAAACCAATATTAGTTAGCCGGGCTTTAACAGCATCTACACGAGTTGCTTCGATGCCTTCCTGGTCTGGATCAAGCATAGATGTTAATATGTCTACACTAGCTTCAGGAATAGGAAACGCTACAGTACTGTTTTGTAAAAACTTTACCAGCTTTCCTCGTCGAACAGTGTAACTTACTTCATTTCCAAATGTTTCGTATAAACTTTGCATAAATTATTAACCCGGATTAAAATTATTCCAAAAATCTTGATTTTGCTCGGCTCTCAACGAGGATGTTTCTTTACCTGTTTCACTTGGAGCGAGGAAACCAGCAGAATAATTGATTAAGTGTTTATTTTCAGCGGTCGTCTTGCCTGCAACTGATCCTCCTGGAATATCTTCACCTAGATCTTCGTCGGTGCCAGCTGATGTACGCAGTCTTTCCCAAATTCCCTGACTAAAATTACCCCATCGCTTCATATCATCTTCGGGTATAAAGCTGTTAATGTTTGGATCAATGCTGAAACTTTCGTAACTGATTTCCATCTGTATTGTTATAGGCTGAGAAGAAGAATAATCTAAACTGTCTACTTTAAAACTTGTAACTATAGGATTAAACATTGTATACCGCACATAGCGTTGAGCATGATAAACTAGTAAGTCTATATGAGTTAAGAAATTACGTTCTGCGCCTGGTCTAATATTTAACCCGTTATTATTTTCGTTCCAAATTTGAGTGAAGCCACTCATTGTATCAGCTGTTGCACTACCTGTAGTTAATTTCTCAGGAACAACATCATATGGACGTATCTTAGGTATCGATGTTCCGTCAGACTGAGTTTCAAACTTATTCATAGGATTCAAAAACATGTGTTGATACATTCTCATTAGTGTGATAACCCATGCACTGTCTATTGTGTCATAAACTGTGATACTAATAGGCTTATATTCGATACCGCTTACTGTAATACGTTTTTTATTATACTGATTATGGGTATCTGTTTGCATTTCGAACGACGGGAACTCTGCTGTTTTAACTAAACTGCTTAATCCATTTAGAAAATCTTTCGTTGCAGAACCACTCGGTATTGCATCATTAAAATAAAAATTAACAAGGCCTTGAAACTGCTGTCTTACTAAATTTTGATCAGGATTTAAATGTTTAGCGTTGTTTGCTGTACTTAAATAAGCACCTTGATCGCCGCCAATACCATCTTCTATCTCAACCGATGTTCCGTTGAACGTTTCAAGTTGCGATTCGTATATTTGTTTTAATAATTTGCGCATACTATTATTTATCCTTTATAAAAACGAATAACCGCCTGGCGGCGGTTATAAGTTATATAGGTGTTCCTAAAAAATACTATAAAATAAAGTATTTTATACGCCGTCTGCGCTTGGACCTTCGAATGCGTTATCACCAGTACCGGACATATCTAATCCGCCACCTGAGCCAATTGCGCCTGCGCCTGCCTTGTGAATAGCATTGTCGTAACGTATGCTCAATGTAATTTGAACTGGTTCGTTAGTTGCGTAATCACTGTCACTGTAATCAACGTTAGTCAAGAAGCAACCTTCTAATTCCCAAAATTCTAATTCATTTGCAGTTGAACCGTCTAGGATTTCAATTCGCATATCAAACTTGTAGTCTTCGCCCGCTAATGGAGCTGTTTGCTCTAAGTGGTTTAACTGACGCTGCTGTTGTGCACCAACAATTCTAGAAACGCTGTTGGTAACATCGTCACGTAGAACAATTTGAATCGCTTCCCAGGCATGCTTGCCTTGTACATATACACGTGAGTTGTAGCTGTGAATTTCTACTTCTTCATAACTAACTTTAGGTCGTGATACGTTTACAACATTTTGTGTAAATCTTCGCTGCCCTGCTTCGTCATCGCCGCCGAATCCGCTTAACATTGTTACACGGAATCTAAACTTTAGTTTAGGCATTAAAATGCCAGCTTCGCCTGCTACTACAGGAACACCAAATTTATCTTTAGTAGCCATTTATGTTATCTCCTAATTACTTTTTAAGTCTATAAGACTGTCGTTACTTTTATTTATCAAAACTGGCAGAAATTTGTTAAAAGGCACTTTAATTTGCCAATAAAAAAGGGCGTTTCCGCCCTTTTCTATAGTTCTTATATAATTAAGAACCTGATGAACCCAATGTGTTCTGGACTCTGATTGGAATGTAGATAAACTCAACTGCCTTGACTGGCTGAATAGCAATGTCAATGTACAATTCGTTTCTATCGATTCTTGCTGGAGTGTTGTTTGTCGTATCACATACTGTGACAAAGTCAAACAAACCACGTTGAATAACAAGATTAGATAACAACCCGTCTACTACGTTCTTAGCTTTTGCTCTAGTCAATGCATCGTTTGGCTCAAACAAGAAAGGCTTAACAACATCGTCTAGTCTTTCTCTGAGGTATACAATTAAACGTGCAACGTTAACTCTGTCCAACGCACTTGCTGTTGGGTTAAGAGTCTTTTGACCAAATACTGCAAGGCCTCTTCCTGGGAACTGTGCGATTGGGTTTACTTTATTCAAGTAAAGCGTGTCACGTTGCCCTTCGTTGAGTGTAACTGGAACATATTCGCCGCTATCTGCGTCAACATATCCTACACTTGTTGCATTTTGTACGATACCACGCTGGAAGCCAGCTGGTGCAAACCAAGGGAATGCAACCTGATCGTTGAATGCAAATGTGCGTAATGCAACATGACTAGGTGGTACTACAACATTTGTACCGTCTAAGTTAGTTGTCATTGCACTTGGGTAGTAAACAGCCGCATATGGAGAACTTGATAGTAAGCCGTCTTCGCCGTTTTCACTAGCATTGTTAGCATTAGTTGCCCACGCTTGAACAGTAGTTGCAGAAGCATCTAGTCTCATTGGCGTATCTGCAATAACAAATGCAGTATTACGTCTGTCGCCACTTAATGCAATCATCTCGTCAAGCAATTCTGGATAACCAGGTGCTGTGATCAAGTTAAACGCATTAATTTCACTTCTGATTGCATCGTTTTGAGTTATGATTGCTTGCATCTTAGTTTTAACTAAGTTGTGTACAGCCTTTCTCATGCCATGCATCTTACCATCTACTTGGTTGCCGCTTGCGTCAACCCAAACGTTACCAACAGCTACACCGTTAGCAACATAATCAACTTGCCATTCTTTAACGTTGCCGCCGCTTGCTCGCTTGTTCCAGCCTAAAATACCTACTGGATACTTCTCTTTAGCAGGAGCATCTGCAGACAAGCTGCCGCCTTTAACTGCACGGAAGTCTTGGTATATAATACCGTCTGCTGTTACCTGGTCAGTACCGTCTACACCTACCCATGCGCTTGCGCTTGCAGAGTATCTGTAAATTTTAGGGAAGTTGTCCAAGTCGTCGCTGTCAAGCCATAACTCTCCACCAGCAAGTGGTGTAGTACCGTCACTTTGCTTACTAGGCTTAGTTGCAGTAACATTTAAATCAGCTGAAACACTCTGCCAACCATTTGTTACATGGTTTTCCAACAAGTCAACATTAGCAAGAGCAACACTTGCATCATACCAGTACGTACCGGATGCTAATGTGCCAGCTGGCTTTGTTTTGCTTGCTTTGTAAGTTAAATCTGCCCAGTTAGTGAACAACACATCATCTGATGCGCCGCCGCTGCCTAAGCCAATACTACTTGGTCCAAATGCAGGGTCTGTGCTTAAAAGTTTAATATCATAACCTGAACTTGATGTCATAACAATGTTATCACTGTCGCCTTCAGATGCAACAACTTCTGTTACGCCTGCGCCTGATAGTGCACTGTTAATGTCAAAGATACTGTCGTCTACTGTAGATGCTGCAATTGTGCCGCTTACAGAAGCAGTAAAGTTAACTGGTGTTGTAACGCCTTTGTATACAATAGACAACGTCTTAGCTGTAACATCTACTGTACCGTGTGCGCTACCAGTAGCAACTAAACTTGTGCTACCGTCATGCTTTCTAAATTCAATTGTTGCAGTGTCTTCACCGTGTATAGCGATTACATCGCCGGCAACAACATTTGTAATACCCATGTCGTCATATGCTGCATCACCGCTTGCGTATACTGGGCTTGCTATGTTAGCGTATGCCTTAGTACTGCTGCTGAATGCTTTAACACGTAAATCCATGCCACTGTTTGGTGTAGTTGTTTGAATAAACACATCACCGTCTACTAGTGAGCTTGCGCCATCGCTTTGAAGAGTTGGTACTCTCAAGTGAGTTGCAAACTGGAAGTCGCCGCTTGTTGCAGCTGTCCAACTTGTAGAGCCAATTTCGTACCAGTCATCACTGAACTTTTCGAAGTACTTAATTTGCTCTGATGCATCGCCAGCGGATGTTTGTGCAACGATTGCGTAGTCGCCGTTTAAACCAAAGGACTGCTTTGGTTCGCCTGTTACTCGAATATCGTTCTTTTCACAAACTTTTGCTGTTTTCTTAACCCATGCGCCAGACGCATACTCTCTAACACCATATCTAGAATCGTCAATGTCTACCCAATGTGCGCCATCTGCTGTTGCGCCGCTTGGTGATGTAGCTGATGCTTCTAGTTCACCTAAATCGATGTCTGCTCTTAAAATCCACGCTCTGTTAGACAAACCCAAGAAACTATGAGCTGCTAATAGACCGTATTCGTTAAGGTCGTAACCGTTAAGTTGAGTGCTTCCGCTTGAATAAAATAATGGATTACCATAATTTTGTAATAACTCGCGTTGGCTTGTTATTAATTTTACTTGTCCTGTTTCAGCACTAGTAGTAAATGCAGCAGTTCCTACGCCGTCAGGACTTGCTTTGTCCTGAGCCGTTGCAATAATGATTAAAGGAACTGTACCTGCACCAGCAGAGGCGTAAAACGACTCGTCTGTTACACTAATACTTACGCCAGGTGATACTAATTCTGCCATGTTATATCTCCTATCTAAATACTTTGTACCCTTGTTAACAATAGTATAGTATGTAGATATTTATCTAAAGTAGCGCAAAACCGTATTATTTAGAAAGGGGGTACAAGGTTTTTAGAAGTTTTTGATAAATAAACGATTTTTTAAATTGCCCGGAGCGATTTTTGAAATATCTCTGACTGTATCTTAGAAACTACATCAGAAAGATGCTCAATTGTAGTATTATTTTCAATTTCATAATCAAAATCGAATCCTATCCAATTCCATTCACTTGAGTGTACGTTACTAAACCTTGTATTCATGATATGTTTTGAAGGAACGTGGCCGTCGACATTAGCTTTATATGCATATTCGTACCATTCAGGTAACTCATTACGCTTGACATTAATCACTATGCCTCCTAAATCCTTGATAAGAGACAATTCATTTACAAATCTTGCATCACTAACTACAACACATTTCGATGTGTTCAATGCTTTTCTCATTCGATATTCCAAACTGCTTAACCAAATGTTCTCATTGAAATGTGTGCGCATGATGTCTGTGCCTATCAACTGCAAAGCAAGCCTGGGTGTAAAACTATCAATGCCTAGCTTCTTAGTCCAATATAAATCAGGTGTTTCTCGGAAGTCTCTGCTGTCAATAGTATCGCCTTCAAGCATTGCTCTATCCCAACCAAAAATGCTTGCACACATATCTTTCAAAGGTGCCGCAAAACTGTCCTGGGCGCAACCATGGGACTTTACAAACAGTTTTGCTACTGTGTCTTTACCCGAGCCAATTAATCCTGTAATTCCAATTATCATTGTGTATAGTCTCTGTATTAGGTGTATATTATTATTAGATGTATATTATATAGTATTGCTATAGTATGTCAAGTTTATTTTAACAACTTACCTTCATTATGTAGTTGCTGTATATGATCGAACGAATATTTCTCCCAGTTACCATGTATTCTCATTGCTACCCTGGGCTGAGGTATAGGCGTCATATCTACTCTATGGAATTTCGATAGATTAATAATGTATGGTTTTTCAAAGCCTTCTTTTTTCGCCACTGTTGTAATATAATCGTGTTGATTTAGATCACTATGGCGCCAAAAACCCGATCGTCTATGCCTATACTGATATGCGGGTTTATCGTTAACCATGTGTACATAGTAAGGATCTGTGTCATATGTTTTGTGTGTACGATAATACGCTTCGCCATTATCCCCTCCGATTTTATCCCATTGTAACACAGTATCAGACGGCTCTCCGAAAAAGGTTCCGGCGTTTTCTGTAGGGCCAAGCATTTTAAAATTTAATGAATAATTTATTCTACCGTAATGTGCGTTTACTCTGTCAGAATTTGTACGCATGTCGTCAGTAAAGCCTTCCTTATGAAACCAATTATCGTCACTGAAACATAGTAGCGTAGCAGGAAATGCATATCTTCCTGTCATACCTATAGGAACACTTCTAGGTAAAAATGGTATAGCAAACGTATCGAGCATGTACTCTTGTAATCGCCGCTGTATAACTTTACTGTGTATCCAAGCCGCATTACCTATTTCACGCTCTGCAAAAATCCAGTATAAATTAGCTGTACGTACAGCGCCGGTAGTGCGTTCTACTTGAGATATTACATCATAGTCCTGATCCGTGAAAAGATCATCTACAGTGAAAGGTAGTTCTATGTCTAATTCTTGAAAGTAACCTGGGTGCGATTGTATCATGATATCGCCGTACTTTTTATTAGTCGATTGTTGCTATGCATTTTTTGTATCTGCTTTACTGTTATATTATCAGCTACACATACAGATAACAAAATTCTAGATTTATCAGAATTTACATTGTACGACCTATGCAGACATGCAGTGTTGTAAAAAAACGGAGTATACAATGAATTGTGCAATTGTCCTATTACGTCAACATCGGTGTCTGGCACTATACCCGAAAAATGTTTTTCTATTTCGTCTGGTGGTACATCAATGTGCTTGTGTTCCCCCCATTGTGCTGATGTCACACCTTCTTGCCCTTGTATCATAAAATTCAATGCACATTGTCGGCCCTTAAGGAGTGGGCCTTCACTATGCCACGGGCCTATGCTATCAGGCTTTGTTCTAATATAAAATACGCCTGAAAACTTTAAATTAAATGTGTTGCGGCACCATGCAGTAAGTTCTTTCGCTGTATCGGGATGAACCGTACTTGTTTCCCACGATGACTCGCGAGATGTTGTAATAAAATTTGTTCCTTGGGAGCTATCGAATCCAACACCAGACATCAAATCTATTGCCTGCTGTTGTTGCTTTGTTACGTGGGGTTCTGTTTTGTTTCTTAAGGATACAGGCATTGCTAATTCCGGTGATTGCAAGAAGAGGTTTTCTGCCGAGTATCCCATAAGTACCTCTTATCCTATAACAAATCCTAATGGAGAATTGCCTTCTTCCATGTTGTGTATTTCTGCAATCAGCGTTTCCATTTCAGACATTGCTTCTGTTTTTAATGCATCGCCGTTTAAAGTTACTGCGCCGCCGGGGCCAGGTAGGCCACTAGTAAACTTACTTCTAGCTTCTCCTAGCATAAACTTAGCTTGGGCTAAAGCAAAATTGGACAACCAAGGACTTGCATACACATCCGTTAATAATACTGATTCCGGAATGAAGTTATATGTGCCTACAGCAACATCCTCGCCGTGTCTAACATTACGTAATATTGTTAGCTCTTTGGTATTTCGATTATAAGTGAAATTATATTCGCTACCGAATATTCTACCTAATGTTTCTTTATACTGTGCAAAAGCATCAAATGTTGCTAGTCCACCTAACTGTCCGGCTTGTAGCATATACATGTTATTAAATGCCACATCAAACGGATCAAAGTTTGTGCCGCCGCCGCTGTTAGTACCTACACCACGTCGGTACAGTCGTTTAACGTCTATCACTTCGCTAGGTAACGTGTACTTAGTTACATCAGGTTGCGTCTGGATCCAGACAATGCTTTCTTCTACAGACCCCGAACTAAGTTGTCTATACTTAGCCATTGCTTTGTTAATAGCAATGTCATAATGGTCTCTGTCTAATTCAACGTCAACCATGCCGTCTCCTAATCGGAGTTTCAATTCTCTAATTAAGTCGTCCCGCGATCCGTAACCGCTACTATCTATTCTAGTGTTCATAACACTATTTATCTTATTCTGCTGTACTTGAAGGGATTAAAAGGCTTTCAAAATTATAGTAGTATCGTTTAACCTGCCATTTAATTTAGTGTCTGTTGTTTTGATGTCGTCAAACGCTTTTTGAAACTTTGTCCTGGCGTTGCCTTTAAAGGCTTTAATTTGATCTTGTGGTTTCCTTAACGTTTTTTGTATACTCTTAGTCTCATCAAAATCCTTAATTGTAGTGCCTTTTACAGTAAGTCCTGTTGCGAGGCCAGCTACACGATATACTCCTAGCTTTCGATTTTTAGTATTGTAAACCCAAACTTCGGCGGCATCTACAACGTCTGTAGGATTAATACTTGCTATGCCTAGCTCGCTGTCGTTAATTTGGAACTTTAACTTTGATACTAACTTATCTCTACTAACTGCTTTAGGCTTCCTAGTCTTACGTTGTGCTTTTCCGGTGCTTATCATTGTGTCACAAGCAGTATTAATCTTTTCATAGAACGACAAATACTGTTTACGAAGTTTCGCACCCATGTACGAAAACGCTTCTTTAATCTCTTCATCTTGCCATTGTACTATTTCTAATGCTTCTTTGTGCTGACCTTCATACATGTCTTTTATAATTTTTGCATGTGCTGGTTTAATCACTCCACCATCATATGATCTCATATCTTTATACGGGTCGAATTTATCGACATCGTATTCGGCCCATAGAAGCTCGTCTATAAGACTTTCCCAAACACCACATAGCTCTGCTACTTGTTCACGCATTCGCTGTTGTATGCTTATTTTGGGCTTTGTAGGGGCCTTCTCTTCTTTCTCTTTCTCTTCAACAAGGTGTTCTGCTTTGGCTTTTAATTCTGGGATTGCTGATAATATGTACTGCCTAGCAGCATCTCTCATATAACCGCTTTTTTTCCAAATATAACAATGTTTAGATAGAGAGCCGAACCAGCCGTCAGGAACTTTTTTAAGTTGCTTAACAGTTTCCTTGTCTAAGCCACTGTCAGCAACCAACCACTCTCTCAGTGCTTCTGCTTGTTTTTTGTCGCTAACTTCGTAGTGGACAAAATACTCGAACCCTCGTAGAATAGTTTCTATCTTGTCTTCCGGAGCAGTCTGGATCTCTTTCCACTTTGGCTCGGGCATCAAGTATATTTCTTTGCTTTTACGTTTTGGCATTTCTCATTCCGTTTATAAAGACATTAATTATAAGGTAGTTATTATAAGTTCAGAAAAAAGTAATGTCAACTGGTATTTTTACAGTCGTTTTGCTGTTAAACCAATCTTTGCCGACGATATGCGCTTGCTATCCTTATAAACTGCACACTCGTAAAATAAATGGCTTCCTTTTTCTTTAACTAATTCCGCAGTGTATTTGAGTTTGTCTCCAGGAAAACAAGGTTCCCTAAATTTAACTTTATCCACACTTGTCACGAATGTTATTATTTTAGTTAAATCGATGTCGCCACTAGGAAGATTTTTGGCTAAGTTTAAAGCATGCAGTCCAGCAGTTTGATTCATTCCTTCAATAAGATGCACTCCGGGCCATACCGGAATGTGGGGGAAGTGTCCTTTTAGTACAGGATGATCATGCGGAATAGTGTATACTGCTGTCACCATACCGGTAGAGAGAATATTATGTGTGTCTATAAATTTTATCGGGTCTTGATGAGGTAGATCCATTATTTTTGCCTGTCAGTCAACAAATGCACGTTCTAACACAAAGTCGTTCGGTTCGCCTAAGTTACCTTCGATCCATCCAATGTCTTCGAAATAATCTCTACACTGATAATTCATTTCGGGGCCGCCGCATACCATAACTCTGTCAGTATCTTTGTTAAACCCACCGTTAGTAAATGAATCTACATGTTCCCATAGCCTACCTTTTCGTATATAGTCTTCTTGGGTGCAAGTGTCGTAATATTTAAGTGGAAATGTGTCTGCTAGTTCTGCCATTAAGTCAGTATATGTGTGTTCGGTGTGCGTTCGAGTTGTATGAACTACAGTGACCGTTTTAAACTTTTCATATGTTTCAGGGTCTCTGATTATACTTAGGAACGGTGCAAGACCGGTTCCAGTTGACAACAGGTATAGATTATCTGCTTTGGTTAAATTATCAATCGTCAGTGTGCCCGTACACTTAGGCATGACTAATACATCGTCTCCGACTTTTAAATGCTGTAAACGACTTGTAAGAGGTCCGTCTGGTACCTTAATACTGAGGAACTCCAATTCATCTTCATAGTTTGCACTTGCAATACTGTATGCCCTAAGCACTGGGCGACTGCCTTCTTCTTCTGCCGGCAACCCAATCATGGCAAACTCGCCGTTTCGGAATCTAAAACTTTTATTTCTAGTAGTTTTAAAACTAAATGTTTTATCAGTCCAGTGGTGGACCCATGTAACTTTTTCATTAAGCATTTTTAAATAATGTCCCAGTGTTATATAAATTTTCTATATCTGACCATTGATATTCAGTGGATGCCATATAGCGTAGACTTACTCTAGTTGCATCCGTCGTTGTAACTTTATGATAGGACGATAAATTAATAATGTACGGACAGTCATACGCATATTTTGTACCAACAATTTCAAGGTCGTCTTTCCACAAGTCCTCATCCAGAACTTGATCTAGTGACCTAGATACTCGTATACTTTGCTCTGTTTCAGAGTCTGTATCATTTTCCATCATTTGCATCATTAATTTTTCTTCTAAATCCTGTAACCGTTTTGATGTTTTAGCAAATTCTACTTTAGTATTTTCTGCATCTTTTATATACAACGGATAATTTACAGAATAGTTATACCGAGTTCTTGGACAAAAAGAATGGTAAGACTTTTCAAACTCTTTAGTAGACCATGCTTGAGGGAAGCCTTCTCTATGCCATGGAGTGTTACCCGAAAATGTAATCAGCGTAACAGGCATCATTGTCCTGCCATGAGCTATAGGATAAATATCGCCCATTATATCTGAATTATAGGTTTTGTCGAAATGTTCCTTCATCGCATACATTATGTCTTTATCTAAAATAAAGCCTAAAACAGACACATCGCGATATTTCTGTTGTGTTTCTTTAGCACCAATCCCCCAACCAACTTTGCCGGTCATTGTACCGCCTGGTGGGGCTGTTCTGGTTTCTAATATTTCGTAGTCTTGATCCGTAAACAAATCTGCATGTGTAAATGGTAGCGAAATATTGGGTAAATCTATAAATGCATCTTTATGCAACATATGTAATTACATCCCGTGATTGTTATCCTCATATGAGGATGGTGGAGCTGGAGGGGATCGAACCCACGACCTTCTGGATGCAAACCAGACGCTCTCCCTACTGAGCTACAGCCCCATACCTTATTATTTATTCGGATCTCCCCACGGGGTGGACTCTTCGATGGCATCTTGAGCACACTGTATATAGTCTTTGTCTTCCTCTGTCAACACAGACCAAAACTTGCTGACAGTAAGTGTGTGTTCATAAACTTCTAGTGGGTTTTCTAGATGGTAATCGCTTTCCATCCAGGCTTGCAATTGATCCATTCTATCATTAATCTTTTCTTTAAGATTCAAAACAGTTCCTTAAAGTTGGAGCGGGTAACGAGGCTCGAACTCGTGACCTCAACCTTGGCAAGGTTGCGCTCTACCAACTGAGCTACACCCGCATGTCACTATTTATTTCGCTTAACCCACAGATGCCCGTTCTTCTCGGCGTCATGGAATACTGTAGCTGTGACAAAGAATGCCCCGACAACTAACAGGTGTCCTCCCACACTGTAGATTCCGTAGTAAATCGTATAGCCTGCCCATGCAGTAAATACTGCTGACCACATTACAGACAAATAAAACATCAGAATAAATTGTGTATACGGACTAGGAATATGACGTAATGGGTTGTACTTTAGATTAAAAAAGTAATTATAAAGATCGTAAATTGCAAATCCAAGTTTCTTAAACATTGATGTTACTCCTATTATGTTTGGCCGAGAGGGAGGGATTCGAACCCTCGGTACGTTTTCACGTACGGTTCCTTAGCAGGGAACTGGTTTCAGCCACTCACCCACCTCTCGTATGTAAGATTACATTATACTAGTTATCAATGTTTGTGTCAAGAACTATTTAAAGTGATAAATATAACATTATGCCAAGACTTAGCCTATGGAATCAACACAAGACAAACGATCACAACTTTATAGATAATTTAGTTGGTGAGAGTATTAATGCCGGTGGAACGGGTGTATTCGTACACAAGTACATAGGCACTTACAAGGACGACACTAGTAGTAGTATTGGGTCCGGTGATACGTATATACAAGATGTACTATTCTTAGAAAATCGAGATAGAAAGTACGATCAAAATATATACGAGTTACGTGGTGCTTATAATATTGCTGATCCCGAGTTTGACCTTACACAATTCGGTTTATTTGTTGCAGACCAAGGGCTAAGTATGACTTTTCATATGAATACCATAGCAGAAGTATTAGGTCGAAGGTTAATGCCAGGAGATGTGCTTGAGTTACCTCATCTACGTGATGATTTATTGTTGGATGGTGGGGAAGCAGTAAACAGATTTTTTGTAGTAGGCGATGCTGGAAGACCAGCTGAAGGATATGATGCTAGATGGTGGCCTCATTTGTGGAAGGTTAAATTAGCAAACATTACAGATAGCCCAGAGTATCGAGATATATTAGGAACAGGCGCAGAGGCTGATGATTTAAGAAACATTCTCAGTACTTATAGCACAGAAATTGCTATATCAGACAAAGTCTTAGAATTAGCAGCAGAAGAAGTGCCGTATGACGGCGGCTATTATGAAGGTGGTCACCTTTATGTAGATCCTGACAGCCGCGACAAACCTGGTGTATATTTCCCGGGTGATGGCGAGCCGCCAAACGGTGTAAGTATTGTAGGTAGCGGTGAAACTTTTCCGGTTGCTGCTAATAACGAAGACTATTTTTTAAGAACAGACTTTTCACCTCATCGACTTTTTCAAAAGTCTGGTAATACATGGAAACGTATTAGCGACGACAACAAGAAAGTCTGGAATGCTGCAAACCGAGTACTCACATCGTTCATTAACAATGATACTATCACAATAAATACAGACGGCACACAGAAGCCTGAGAAAACAAATTTAAGTAAGGCTGTTAAGCCAAAGGCGGACTAGCACATGGATTATTGGTACGACGAACAACTAAGAAGATATCTTTTGCAGTTTATGCGAATCTTCGGAGGCTTTCAGGTTAAGGAAGGCAAGCGAGACGGTGTCGAGTACTATAATAAAGTGCCTGTTAGATATGCCGATATGAATCGAATGGTTGCTCACATACTAAAGAAGGGCAGCGAGAACATGGTAAACAGTACACCGTTTATATCTTGTAGTATTTCGTCATTACTTATCGCCCGGGATCGAGCGGCTGATCCGTTACTAGTTGACAAAGTGCAAATTGCAGAAAGACAGTATGACGATGATGCTGGGGAATATGTGGGGCAAGACGGCGAAACTAAATTTCCAGGAAATCTTTATACTACAGATAGATACATGCCTGTTCCGTATAATTTAACCATGAACATCGACATATGGAGTGGCAACACTGATCAAAAATTACAATTACTCGAGCAAATATTAATACTGTTTAACCCAAGCCTAGTACTTCAATCAAGTACTAACCCGTTAGACTGGACTAGTTTGTTCGAAGTCGAGTTAACAGACATTCAGTGGAGTAATAGAAGTATGCCAGCTGGTGTCGATGAGACAATCGACATTGCGACTTTAACATTCACTCTACCTATTTGGCTTAATCCGCCTGCGAAAGTTAAACGACAAAAAATTATTAACACAATCGTTACGAATATAACAGACACTAGCAGTATCAACGACTTGGGCTATGATGAGGACATTTATGACTTTTTCAGAACCTTAGACAAGCAATTTCAATTACATACTATTAGCCCTAACAACTATCGTCTAGAGGTTGTAGGCTCAGAAGCAACATTATATAAAGATAACGGAACAATATTAGCAAATTGGAATGATTTATTAGAAGTTTTAAGCCCGCAAGGAAGTTCGGGAACAGCAGATACGCAAAATGTTGACCTGGACGACATACCATTAACGCCTGGCAGCACCATTCAATTGAATTTATCTAATAATGTATACGACACAGATCAACAAATAACAGGATCTGTGGTCCGAAACACTATTGACTCAACAAAATTAATATTTACACTTGACCAAGACACATTACCTGCTAATACACTGACTAATTTAACAAGAATTGTCGACCCAGTTGCTAGTTTTCCAGGTGACGGTAACTTAGCTGCTGTAGCAACTGGACAAAGATACTTGTTAACTAACGAAATACAAGGAAATGTCTGGGGTATTACTGCATATACCAATGACATTATCGAATATAACGGTGCTGCATGGGATGTAGTATTTGACTCTCGTATGCAATTAGATAATACGCACTATATAGAAAACACATACACAAACAAACAATACAAATGGGAAGATGCACAGTGGACGAGCTCGCACGAGGGAATTTACAACCCGGGATACTGGATCCTAAATGTATAAAAGCCTGCGGTGCAGTGTTTCTGTCGCTCGACACCGGGCGTTGCCTATTACAACTACGCAATAGTAAAAAGAAACATAGACATACCTGGGGATTTTTTGGAGGTATCATCGATTCGGGTGAATCTCCATACGAGTGTCTCCAGCGTGAGTTAACTGAAGAGATGGGTTTTGTCCCAGAATTGCATAAACTAAATCCACTCGATACATATCAAAGCAAAGACAAGAGATTTATGTACTATAGTTTTGCATACATAGTAGATAAAGAGTTTATGCCAACATTAAACAACGAGAGTGCTGGGTATGCTTGGGTAAACATAGGTGTATGGCCCAAACCGTTACACGAAGGATGTAAAGCAACACTAGAAAGGAATTCTGGGACTACTAAACTACACACTATACTGTCTATTAATAACCAATAAATAGTAGCATGAAAGAAATAATTGATTTCACTGCTGCTCGTATAGAGGCAGAGTTAAACAAATTTCAAAAAAACAAGCGTATACCAACTGTATTTATAGATGGTACTTACACCATTGCTGATGTAGAAAGCGTATTTGATAAATTATCAAAAAAACATCAGCGCATTGCAATAAAGTTCATAGACCATTTCAAAGAAAATATTGCAGAGAGTTCTGAGCAACTATCGGAGAACTTTTTTAAAGATTACCAATCGTTTATACAAGATCAGCGGACTAGAGATGATGGTTGGGCATTTCCAGCAGTTATGTCTAGGTTTAGAGACAATATTAATCCGGTTAGGGCAGTAATATACGATGCTAGAGAAATAGTGAGATCGTATTCTAGTGAAAATCCGCGACACATTTGGATGCATGCTATACTTACAGAAAATGAATTTCATAACAGGCTGTTAGATGCGATTATAACTGACCGAAAGCGAGTAGATAAGATTTTAAATGCATACTTACCGTTGTATAATGGAGCAGATTTGCCCGAGCCATTACAAATGATACATCTTCGAAGATTACGAACAGATTTATTAGAATATGCAAACACTATTATAGAATTAAAAAACTGGGAACCGGAAGAATAATTTATTTTGTGGTTGCTATAAATATTCCGTCCCAGTCTGCAGGCAACTCTTGTGTTTTCATATACTCGCAACGCTCAATCCACATGTCGTAGTAACCTGCCATTTTGCCGTTAAACTCCTTTTTAAGATCATTGCAGTATACTATAGCGGTATCAAACATTTGATCTTTGTATGCTTCATGCATTTTTTCATGGACTTGTTGTGGCATTGCCCAGTCTGTATTAGTCATCATCCAATCCATTTTACACAATACAGTGTATATAGAAATGCCAACTGTTTTTCCTTTAACTGCTAAGTCATCTACCTTTAAATAAAAGAAGTCATCCTTAGTTTTTTCGTATGTGCTGCCGCCTACTAGTAATAAGCACCCGTATTCTTTGCACTTAGACTCAATTCGTGCGGCAGTTGATACAGCATCTCCAAGTACATCATAACTATGTCTGCTTGTAGAGCCCATCTCACCGAGATAACCAACGCCAGTGTTAATGCCAGCCCCCATACCAATTGGAGGTCTTCCCTCTGCTGTGATCTTATCATTAAATTTCTCCACTGCTGTTAACATGTCCAAACCGGTTTGCACTGCTGAGTGTTCATGCTTTGCATCATCGTTTGGTGCATTGTGTATATGCATACTTGCATCACCTATGTACTTGATAATCATACCGTCTGCATCAAGTACAGGTTGCGTGATAGCATCCATATATCCATTCATTAGTTTTGTGAGTCCTTGTACATCATCTCCAAAACTTTCACCTAATGGTGTGAAGCCACGCAAGTCTGAAAAGCATATTGATATCTCTCGCTTCATGCCTTCTTTGATCAACGCAGGATTTTCTTTTAACATACGCACCACTGTAGGCGAACAATATCCAGCAAATTGTTTTTCAATCTCTTGTCTTAATTTAAACTGTATCCAGAAGTTGTTAAAACTTGCCTGTGTAAAGATTAAGAATGCACTTATTGCAGGAAAAGTAGCATCAAATAAAACTAAGTTTGCTGTATAAGAATGTATAGTATAATAAGCAATAGACCCTATAATGCTTACTGTAGTAAACAATCCTGCCCATACGGGCAACTTATATATTGCTAGAGCAACTAATATCATGCTCAACAACGCACACAGAAGCTCTGTAAGCAACGATAACTCGGACCTGGTAATATTACTACCGTCTATAAAGTTTTGTAGCATAGACGCTTGTATGTGCTGTGGTAATGTGTTGCCTACCGGAGTGGGCACCGGATTGGCAACACCTTCTGCACTCACACCCACTATGACAAACTTTCCACCTAAGTCAGGCAGTTCACTTGCATCTACATATTCGTATTCTTCAAATGTATTGTTGAACCGTATATATGCAGTCCCGTTTGGCTGTGTCACTATTGGGTCAAAAGGCGGCACAGCAAATTCCTGTATTCCTATCTCACTAGTTTTTAGTATGTAACTCGGCTTACCTGTATAAGTCCTTAACATCTCAATAGCAAAACTAGGGTATATCTTTCCCTCTACTCCAATTGCTAATGGGTAGGTCCTTGTTTGGTTATCTGGCTGTGGCGCAGAAGCAATCACTCCAATACCAGCAGAAGTATTTTCTAGTATCTCAATATTTTTTACAATATTCGGCCAAGTCAGCAGGTAGTTAGTAGCAGACACTGGTCCTATAGTTGCTGTACCGATATGAGGAGCTGAAGTTCTAACGCCTTTAGCAGATGGTGCTTGGCTTAGAACTACGCCGTTGTCAGTCATCCAACTTGCTAAAACTTCATCTCCGCCGAATCTATCTGCTTCTGGGAACATGAAATTTAAACCAATTATACCTGCATTATGATTTCGCAAGTCCGATATTAGTTGTGCAAAATTCTGTCTTGGCCAGGGCCATTGTCCCCACTGTTGTAGGCTTTTTTCGCCAATGTTTATTACTACAACTTCGTTGCTTTGTTTAACTTCATCTAATTGTTGATAGTAATCGAATGTCTGTGAACGCAGACTTTGAACTGGGACGGGATCAGCAACTCGTAGAGTTGTCAATAGTAATACAGATATTGCTACGGCCCACCCGCTTAGTAACCATTTCATAATAATATTTATCGTATCTTACGGCAGGTATTACTGGCTTCGAACCACACATCAAAGTTATTAGCAACTACGGCTGTCATCATGTAATTTATTCCTGCTAAGTCTGCGTCAGTTACAATGTCGGTCTTATTAGTATGCCATAGTGTAGGAGCAAGTAACACTAATTTCAGTCCTAGTATGTCGGTTGCAGTTGGCGATTTGCCAAGTATAGGATTGACTTCTTCTACACAGCTATATTGTAATGCTCTGTCACTTGTGTACACATCTAATACTTGTAACGCATAGAATAATGACCATGTAAGTTTAGATGCTGGTTCTTTTAATGATGGTAAGTTTAGTTCAACCTGTGGAGGATATTCATATGTAGGTTGATTAACTTGATCTAATACTGCTTGACTGTAACAACAAGTATCGCCTGCATTAATGAAGTGTATTTGACTCTTAGTTAAACTAATAGCATAACTAGACGAGGAAAGTAAACTTATAACAACAACAATACACCATTTCATAATTTTATTTATCAAAAGAAAAAGCACACCTAGGTGTGCTTTTATTAGTTAGTAAGCCGAACTTGCCGGCAGTGTCCATACATAATTTTTATCTATGGCTAAAGTACATTGTAACTTCAAATCCAAGTCTTATATTTTCATAAGTTGGTTTAGTCCACATAGTAGTCTCCTTATAAGTTTTTCCAAGTAAATGCGCCAAAGAACATTTCATCCTCCGACATTTGTCCCCACGGAACATCTCTGCTAGGATCCGGGTTCATTTTATTCTCAGCCGAGTTGTCAAATGCGCCTTCTACAAACAATCGTGTACCCACGGGTAAGAATTTAGGCTCTCTCCATGTGTATGACAGTTGCCAAGCATATTCGTAACGTGGCACATCAATAAGTTCTTCTACAGTGCCGTCTGGGTAGTACGCTGTTGCTTTCATACTCTTGCCACGAAAGTGCATGTGTGGTAAAAATGTGTGCAGCATTACATCTTGCTTTAGTACTACTTCTGCTGTCTGTACAAAGTTAGGATCGTAAGCAGGTATAGTTGTCCAGTTGTTTGGGAAGATACAAGCACAGTCTCCTGCCATTCTTTCTTGTGGTACTACACCTTCATCGTGGAAGTACAATCCAATCCTTGCTTCGTCAGTTCTTGCTACGCCGTCTGGAGTGTAGTGTAACTGCAAGTTTACAGTACTACCTGCTCGTAACAAGCCGCCAGTATTCTCGTCATAAAAGTCTGGATCACCGCCAGGAACATAAGCACTAACAGAAGCATAGTTCATTTCTTCTTGCCCGCCTCCTTGTGTGCCAAGAATGTTAGCATTACGCTCGCCTGGTACACTCACAGAGTTTAGCATGTGATGCATTACTGTAGGCTCTGAAGGCAAAAACTCTGAACCACGAAGCCACTTGTCTTCTGTTAATCCCAAGTCAACACCTACATAGCGATAAGGAATCGCACTAGGACCAGCAGGTATTTCTTGTGCTGGTACATATACAATCATATCAGGTTCGCCGTGTACCCACTCAGATGTTGAGTATACCGTTTCTGTTAGTGGGTCTCTGTCACCTTCAACAGGTGCACCTGCATTGATCCATTCAACAATAGTCTCCATTTCTAGATGACTAAGTGTACGGTGGTTGATAATATCCTTTGCATACTTGCGATCAATCTGTCCAGGCGGCATTTCCAATGTTGTAACTGCTTCTTTAATGGCAGGTGCAAACGCTTGAAGCATCCTATAATCAGTCATTGCCCAAGGAGCAATGCCCCCTTCTCTGTGACAGCTTTGACATTGCTCTACAAAGATTGGTGCTACGTTTTCTGCATAGTCTATAGCAACATCATCGTGTGCATACGCAATAGATGATACCAGACTACCTACTAGCAACATTAATTTTTTCATCTCGTTCCTCTTTTAGTTTAGTATATCCTTCATCGTCCAGATGTGTAATAGCAAGCCAAGCATGAGTCATTTCGTCTCCTGTTCTTGAACCGCCCATTACCCACATATCAGGATCTGGATTGTTTGGGTTATTTTCTGTGTTGTCATACCATTGCTTTAGAACAATAACTGCTCCAGCTGGTAGGAGTGGTGCAACATCTGGAGCATATAAATGACTGTGATGCCATGTTGCGCTCCAATTACTCACTTGGCTAATCTGTTCTGTGCGTCCTGTCTCAGGATAGAATATTTCCAAACTTGCTGCGTTCATACGCAAGTGTCCATGTGGTTGAAAACTATCTAGTCTAACTGGATGATCAAAACTGTGGAAGCCTTGTGTCATGTAATAACCATGTGGTGGGATAGTAATATCGTCCTGGTCTCCTAGGCGATACAAACTTAAATCTTGTTTGTATTTCAGTTGTTCGCTTTCCTCTTCGGTGTATAACCAAAGACCAATCTCTACCACGTTGTCTTTGATAACTGATCCTGGTGCCATTGCGCCAAGTCCACCTGGGAACATGTGAATGTCCCACGACACTTCTGCGTTTGCTGGGATCGTGCGACATACTCCCTCTGGCACGATCTCTCCCCACTTTCCCATAGCGTACTCAGTGAGCATGCCTTCACGCCCTTCTGCGGTGATGATGGAAGAGTTAGCATGATGTACTACTGACTTAGCATTACCACGTGGCTTTACTTGTACTGCTTTAATGCACCTCTCCTCAGTTAGTCCTGTTGGGACTAAATGCTTATGCCATAAGTCATTACCGTTTGCTGGAATGTCAATAGCAACTGAAGGTATGATTGCATCTGGTGCACCGAAGTCACCCTCAAAATTCCATGCTTCCAAGTCTTTCATTGGTGGTGCTTGTACAACAGTATCAGGATCGCCGTACTGTGAGCCTGCATTAACCCATGCAACAACAGTGTCGATGTCGTCTTGTGATAAACGCCAATCGCCTTGTAGGTCTTGAATGCCAATACCGTGATCGTATGCATAAGGAGGCATTTCTCTGTTTGCTACACGCATCTGTATTAGTGGAGCCCAAGGTCTTACTTGCTCGTATGTTTCAAAGCTCATTGGTCCAATGCCGCCTGCTCTGTGACATACTACACAATTGTTGTTGATAATTTTTGCGACTTCTGCTGTGTACGTTTGCGCAGTCGCAAAAACGGGTAGCATCATTAAAAATGCCAACAGTATTCTGTTCATAAAAAGTTCCTCTGTGGTTACAAAATATTTATATGTATTATACAGAGAAGTTAAGAAAAATGTAACCAATGTTACAATTTGTTGCATCTAGGCAGTATAGTAAGGACCTACACGTTTACATTGAAAGCTAATCGAATATCCAGGCTTCGCATATTCCATATTTTCCAACCAATAATCAAATGCATGTTGCCGAAAAGAGTCGTTATATTTAGGATCATAATAAAACTGTGTGCAATGGTGATTTTTAACAAATGTCCTAACAGTTTTTGACTCTAATACGTCTCCAGAAGACGTACTTAGTACCAGTATTAACGCTGATTCTATATAACCCATATCAAGAAAACTTCTTTTGGAGCCACTTAAATGTGGCATATATACTGAGTCCGTAAAATGCTAACACACTCATTGGTAATGCTATGTATGCTAATTCCCACGGTGTTAAGAACAGCACTTGCCAAGTGAAGTTTGCTACTGCTTCTGCATCACCTAGTCTTTCTGCTATTTCTAATTCACCCTCAAATTCAACACCTGCATCTTCCATCATAGTGATGAGTTCTACGTATTGATCTTGTGTAAGACATACTTCGTATTCTTCTGCACAGTTGTTGTCGCCGCCGTAGTCCATTAGTTGCTACCGTTTACTGTTATTGAACATCCTGACGAGGTATAACACACACCTGTGATACTGTAAGTGCCTGCTGATGACGTCATGTTTTGTATTAGGTTAAGATTATAAGCACCCGAACCGTATGTTAAATCTATGGTTGCTGTTGCCGCATTTCCACCACGTTGGTTAACATCAACACTATGCCCATCGCCATCTAACACAATGTCTGCCCATTTAACACCGCCGTTGCCTCGTTGATATAAATCAACAGTATTATTGTTACCGCCAATTTCTATAAAGCCATCGTGTCCTGCTTTTCCCATTTGTGTATGTGCTACACTATTACTATCGCCAGTAATGATATTTACTAAATGATGTCCTGCTCCACCACTTGATCTGTTTGTATCAGTTTGGTAACTTGCTAATGTATTGTTATCCCCAGTCACAGTCCAGTATGCTTCGTGATCTCCTACTTCATCTGCATCAGTAGTGCCGTCTGAATGTTTGCCTTGCCATATTTTGAGATTGTTGCTGTCTGAATTTGAGTTTATATAGGCATATATATAATTGTCATCCTGTCCGTTACCTTGATAAGCATCTATATTATTGTAAGTGCCGCTAAATGATTCAAGATAAGCATAATGACCGTCACCTGCTTGATAAAGTTGAATAGCATTAGACACGTTACTATTGGTATTGCCTGCTTCTAACCAAGCATAGTTATTATCACCTATTATGTCTGCTTGTAATGAAACTGAATTACCGTGAGCATCCATAAACAAATCATTGGAGTCACCGGTTATGTGACCACTTACATTTTGATTACTACCACTTGACCAAAGACCTATATCGTTAAGGTCGCCGGAAGTGTCGATATCAAGATTCAAATTGGAACTATTTAGAGTAGCCTTTCCAGCTAGTTGTAAATTTTTTACTGTGTTGCCGTAACCTTGTTGTAGAATATTTAAATTAAGACTGTCGCCAGCTTGATCAATGAGAATAATATTGCTGTTAGCACTTTGCGCATTTACTTGTTGTGTTAACAACATCATAGACAATATAATATACTGCATGTTGATTAATATTTTATTCATGTTATCCTTGTGTCTGTCTTATAAAAATATTTATGTCTGAACAATTATTTACACAAATAATACTTTTCTTGGGCTCTACTTCTGTTTCTATTTTTGTGTTGGACCCAGCTGGTACTCTAATACTTATCTTTCCTTGACCGTCTACTAAACGAATAAACAATATACCGTTATCTTCTATAATTGTATTATACATTGTAACTGGATCGAATCCTGGATTTAGCGTACCAGTAATTTTGTCTTGAACTCTTACTGCTAACTTATCATCTGATACTGGATCTAAATCTAAGCCGGGCTCCAACACATCAAGTAAGTTCTGCAAGTAGTCAATACCTAAATAGTCAATGTCTAATTCTGTAAAGGACAGATCTTCCATATTTTCATTCAGCAAATCATTTTCTAAAAAATCCTGATCCAATCCATCAAACGCTAATAAATCCTGGTCCATAGACAATTGTTCTCGTTGATCATCGACAGCTTGTTCTACTTCTTGTGGTGGTTGTACAATAAACATATTATCGATCATAGATAAATTAAGATTACGTATTACTACAGGCGTAGTCGGAATGGTTTCAAATGTGCTAACCATAACAGCTTGATACGCCTCGTCAAGTACTTGTGTGCCGCCTTGATTCGATACACTAATGCTCCCGCTAGGAGCGCATCCTTCTTCTAAGTCAATTCCATCCGTACAATTTTCATCTGGTAATAATATTACCAAACTGCGGCCTAATTCATCTACACTCATAGTAAAATCAGTGCCTCTAATCCCTATACTTGCTGTCGGTGTCTGTATTGCTATGTTTTCCCGGGGCACTAGACCTAACTTTCCAGTTGCAAATCTTGCTGTCCCTTGCGCAAAATTAAGAGCCATTTTACTCTTATTAGGATCAGGGTCGTACACATACTCATTTATTTCTACAACAGTATGCTCGGTCATAGACACTTCAGTGTTATCAACGAACTGTATTTTGAGCCTACCGTTTTCCGTTTCAACTGTGTCCATAGAAACTATAGGTGCGTTCAAATCGGCAGTAAGTTCCTCACCACCTTGTCTCAGTATTTCGCCCGGAGTTCCACTTTGTTCAAACACATCGCCTATTTGTGCTATTGCAATGCTTTGAACTAATAATGTACTAATCAGTAATAGTAATCTGGACTGTCGCATTATTACTGTCAATGTCTAGATCTATGTGTCCGTAACAACTTGATACGCCAGTTGGGCATGTACCAGAACTCATAAGTATATCAAAATCACCTGCGTCTCCGTCATGGATTACTTTTAAATACTGATTTGCACCATCAGTTAAACTTGTTAAAAAATTGTTTGTGTCGCCTGTCAGGTCAATGTCCCAAGTTGCATCGTCGACTTCTATGTCGACATCAAATACGTTTGAATCGCCTATTACTGTCCAGTCCATATCTAAACGTTCTGCGCTAACTACACTAGCTAAGTCAAAGTCCATCGTGTTGCTGTCACCTGTAATATCAACCAAGATATTAGCGTCATCTGCACTAGCTGCATCTCCGATCAAATTGTTCCATATATTACTGCTACCAGTAAAAGTCCAATTCAACGTAGAATTATCACTAGTAATATCACCAAAGAACTTGTTGCTGTTACCTACCTGGTCTAAATCCATAGTAATACCAGTACCAGTTATAACCAAGTCTGTGCTATCATTTTCGTCACCGGAGATTTTATTTCCGTAACCGTCTTGTATGATTGTCAACGTCAATGTATTACCCACTTGCTCGATTAGTATTTCATTGTCTGTTGTTCCTGCTGCAGCAATTGCAAAATTAGCTACACCTAACAAACAAACAGCAAGCACTGTTGCTATTTTGTTAATTTGTTTTTTCATAATAATGTCCTTGTTATTTTTTCTCTGCGATCTCGTCTATAGTAGTATCCACTGGTTGCTCGTTATCATATTCGATTTTCCAGAATCCTCGTTCATCGCCTTGTTCTATAAGGGCTAACACCGCGGCTTCTATAGCACTACGTACTGCCCAAGTCGTACTTTCGTTTTGTGTCATGCCTGTTTCTAGCTCGATCAGTTTTGTATCCATATCTACGAATCGGAATACATCTCCTGCTAGTCCAACAGACAAAATAGTTTTGTATGTCTGTACATTCAATATAACTTCGCCAGTTAGTGTACTAACTGCTCGCAGAGACACTGTTACAGAATCTCGTCTATACTGATTAGTTGTTCCTATGCCTAAGTATCTGGCGCCGTTTCCGCCTGTTTCTATGTTTGTGTCGTAGCCAACTACGCCGCCTTCGAATAACATGCCGGCGAATAACATTGGTTGTAATGCTTGCTGTTCTTCTCCTGTGGCTTTTTCGTAATCCTGTCGTGTGCTCCGTATAATTTGACGCTCTCTTATCAAATTATCTAAACTCATGCCACGTTCAACTACACGGAACCAGGTGCCGTTTCCGGTGTCGCCTGCTCCAGCTGCCTTAAGAGCATCAATTAACAACTCTTTGGCACCTTGTGTAACTGCTGTACTAAAACTCTGTCCGCTGTCAGACGCTTTCCGTTGACCAGTTAAATCTGCGAAAGTATAAATTGCGACCACCGGTTGAGTTTCGGCCGGAGGCAATTCCCTTAATTTTTTATATGTAGGTAATTCTACTTGCTGAGGGGGTTCTATACATTCTTGTTTAGGATTTTTTTCCCAACACCATTCCGCAGACAACTTTCCAGGGAAAGACGTGCTGGCACATCCTGACAAAAATACAAGTATAAAACTTGCTACTATTAAACGTGTCATCCGCCTAAATTCCCTACACCAACTGGTATGTCAATAGTAGTTGTCGACCCGTCCTCGGCAACAATAGTCATACGTATGATAGCGATGCCATCTTCTCCTAGCATCCTTTCATAAGTTACTGTATTTCCTTCAATAGTAAACACGCCATAGTCGGCGCCTTCCTCGTTGCCGAACATCTGATCTACTAACTGTCGTGATATTTGACTGTAAATTCTGCTTTCTAAGTTTCTTAAAAACTTATTTAATGTCGAGTTTTCTTCTTCACGTTCTGCGTCTCTTAATGCAGATTCAATATCGTCTTTGATTTGCTCTCGCCTAGAACGTTCCTGATTTTCAATCGTCAGGTAGTGTGCGCCGGTGCCTATCCCATTAAAACTCGGTGATTTGAATCTGTGTGTTAATTGATCTGCAAGAGCCAACGGACTCATCACAAGCAACCCGATTATTAGTCCTACAATAAATGCCTTAAACAAATCCTTACCAGTCCATATGTGCGGGCCGGTAGCTGCTTTAAGCATTTCCCAATCTCTGTTAGTCATTTGTATCCCCAATTATAGTAGAAGTAAACCTATTCCAAATCCTATATTGAGCCCAATTGAACAGACTAAAATAAAATCTTTAGAAAAAGAATACGGTGTTAACTCCACTATCTCATTATTGTGTGTCATTAGTTGTTTTCTCCGTTCTTCTAGATTTCTCTAGAAATTCCTCTTTGAGCTTATCCCTAGCCCTATACTCTAAAACAACATTTACTTTTTGTTGTAAGCGTATCATATCTTGATCTAGCATACGAGTTTTGTCTATGACCTTAATTAATGCCATGTGCATTTCTTCTAATGCTGGGTCGATATGTTCTCCAATAAAATTCCAGATAAAATATATAAAATATCCTAACCCTACCATCATTACTATGGGAAATCCATAGTCACTTATTAATTGTGCAATGCCTGCTTGTTCCATTTAAATCTCAATGTGTTCGATCTTAGTAAGATCAATTTTTCTAAGTGTTACTTCTTTTGTGACTGGATCCACAAAAGACATAAATCCTTCTCCAGGTTTAATACCTAATTTATCTGCTTCCAACTCCTCAAAAGTAATTGAACCTGCTTCATCCAGCATGATCGAGTACTCTAAAAATCTACATGCTTTCGCCATTAGTCTCTCCTCACATCTATTTTGCCATCTTCCACAAAATTTTCTGCTCGCGATATACGTTCGATATCAGGCTTTAACTCTAGTGCACTACTAACTAATAAATCAATTTTCATCATTTCATTACTCATAGTCGTGGCGCGGTTTTCTAAGCCTTTGCAAAATATAGTGAGCGTTTTAACTTGTTCGACAATACCTTCCATAATTTGTCGAATCACAAGGAATATGAAGAAGCCCATTACTAATGAGCCGGCTATGGGAGCGCCAACTTGGGCGATTAAATCAAATATTTCTGTCACAATAGTACATCTCACCTGTTTGTGTTTTTTGTTTATAGGTGTAAGTGTATGTGTATTATGTTTTCAGTGTGTTATCCTACGTTTATATTTATCTTAAAACAACGAAACACTACTTTTTCCGTCGGTGCTGAAACCAAAAAAAGAGGGCCGAAGCCCTCTTTTGGTGTGCAAGTAACTGCACGGTTCCTAAGGTAGTAGGAATTCTTACATTAAGTTAACAAGAACTTCAATAACACCTTCGCCGTCTTCGTTAGAACCAATTGCTTTACCAATTATTCTACCTGGACCTGCTTCGTTATCAGCCATTGCATGGCCTTTGTGTCCTGAAGCTACCATCAAATCGCCCTTCTGTACAGGACCTAGTACCTTACATGGTACTCGTCCAGTTAATGCAACATATTGGCCTTCGCCTGCTGCATTCATCATATAAGCTGGATCTGTTGATATAACACCTGCTACTCTGTGGTCTGAAGCGTGTGCACATGCTGTAACTTCAGCATCGCCACCAAAGCAAACTACTGTGCCTGCTTCTAGTTCTTCATCAGTTGCATATTTCTCTGCCAAGTCAGCGTATGTTGCTGATGTTGCTTGACCTTGGAATGTTGTTGCGTATACGTTTGCATACTTCAACGAAGAACTTCCCAAGTTAAGTGAGTTATTTGCATTTGGAGTGATTGAGCCACTGTGGGTATCGTTAGCATCGCTTCTTAAGAAAGAGCTACTATTAATACCGTCTAATGTGTCAGCATCTACATTCAGTGCGTCTACATAGCCATTCGTTACACGAGCGTCAATTGCAGCATTAACTCTTGCAGTAGTGTAGTACAAATTAGAACCTTCGCCGAGGTTACTAGTACTCTTACTAGCAAATCCTGCTGTAACTCTGGCATCTGCTCTTGCATTTGTGTAATACAAGTTTGTTGAACCTTCGCCTAAATTGTCACTGTTAAAGTCTGACATGTCAACTGCGATGCTGTCTGCCGCTACATTAATACCTGTGCCAGCACCAATGTTAAGAGTAAACGCAGCTGCGCCACTGCTAGTGCTGCCACCGCCAGTTAAACCAGCGCCTGCTGTAACACTAACACTCTCAATATCACCTGCGTCATTAGTGAAACTAATTACACCAGTTGTGCTGTTGTATGATATATCACCACTTGCACTAATTAAGCCTCTAACATATGAGTCATCAACTGCTACTGCATCTGCAGCAACACTAATACCGTTGCCTGCGCCTACGTTAACTGTAACTGCGCCAGATGCGCCGCCACCTGTTAAACCAGCACCTGCTGTAACACTTTCAATGTCACCTGCGTCATTAGTGAAACTAAACACGCCGTCAGCATATGATAAGTCACCACTTGCACTAAATAGTCCTTTAATATAAGTAGCATCAACTGCTAATGAAACTGCGCCGCTTGTGCCGCCACCAGTCAAACCAGTACTAGCCGTAACACTCTCAATATCACCTGCGTCATTAGTGAAACTAATTACACCAGTTGTGCTGTTGTATGATATATCACCACTTGCACTAATTAAGCCACGTACTTCTGCATCTGTACGCTCTGTGAAACTTAGAGCGCCTGTTGAGCTGTTATATGCTAAATCGCCAGTTGCGCTAATTGCTGATCTTGCTCTTGCAGTTGTGTGGTACAAGTTTGTACCTTCAGCAAGGTCATCTGTTGATGACGCTGCAAGTACAGCTTCTGCTCTTGCATCTGCTCTTGCAACAGTAAAGTATTGGTTAGTTGAACCTTCGCTTAAATCATCTGTATCAGCCGCTGCAATTCTAGCATCTGCTCTTGCATTTGTGTAATACAAGTTTGTTGAACCTTCAGCTAAATCATCTGCATCAAAGTCACTCATGTCAACTGCTACTGCGTCAGCTGAAACAGTAATACCTGTGCCGCCTACAACGTTTAATGTAACATCGCCTGTAATGCCGCCGCCAGTTAAGCCAGCGCCTGCTACAACACTTTCAATGTCACCTGCGTCGTTAGTGAAACTAATTACACCAGTTGTGCTGTTGTATGACAAGTCGCCGCCTGCACTAATTAAGCCACGTACTTCTGCATCTGTGCGCTCTGTGAAACTCATAACACCTGATGAGGCGTTGAAAGATAAATCACCGTCTGCGCTAATTGCTGCTCTTGCTCTTGCATCTGTAAAGTATAAGCTACTTGAACCTTCGCTTAGACCATCAGTATCTTCTGCAAGACTAATGTAATTTACGCCGTTGTTAGTAAACTGCCACTGGTCTGATGTTTCGCTATACTTAAAGAAAACATCTGCAGAATCGCCTCTGTCTACCTGGATACCACTATCTTGTGTTGGTGAGCCAGTAGTACCGTAGTTCAAAGTAATGATGTTATCTTCTAAGAACAATGTTTCAGTGTTAACTGTAACTGTTGTGCCGCTAACTGTTAAGTTACCTGAGATTGTTACATCATCGTTAAACGTCTTTTCGCCGCCAATTGCTTCATTGCCAGATGTTCTAACAACTGTGCCGTCAACACTGACTGTGCCGCCTGCATAGTTAACACCATCGCCGCCAGTCACGTGACCGTCAATTGCGGATTCTGCTCTTGCAACAGTAAAGTATTCATTAGTCGAACCTTCTGCAAGATTATCTGTATCAAACGGTGCTAATGTAGAAGTAATTACGCCTGATGAGAACCCAATACCTGTGCCGCCACTAACATAATCTTCAATAGATGCGTTAGCTCGTGCATTAGTATAATATAAGCTAGATGGGCCTTCTGCAAGGTTATCTGTTGTGTTGTTACCTATTGCAATGTTTGCATCAGCTTGTGCTCTAGTATCAGTGTAATACAAGTTGCTTGAACCTTCTTCAAAATCATCTGATACTAAACTATCAACATATGATTTATTTGCTGCGTCACCGTCGTCAACAGGAGTATCGAGGTTATTGATGTGATTGCTGTTCATGTTGACATTTGAACCTAACTTCAAACCGCCTGCACTACTTAAAATCTTTCCTGCGCTTACTGCTATGTCTGACTTCAATTGGATTGATCCGCCTGACGTCAATTCTAAATCACCTGAACCAGTAGTTAAAATACTAATGTTCTGGTTATTGTCTGCGCTAAATTGGATTGTTCCTGAATTATCTTCAAGTACTTTTTGTCCGTTTACGTATAAAGATCCAGGACCTACATATACGTCTTTCCATACCTTGGTCGGTGAACCTAGGCTGAAAACATTGTCTGCTGAAGGTATAAGGTTACCTTGCATATTTTCATAATCTAAAGCTAGTGTTGCTGAACCGCTGACGCTTCCGCCAGAAAGACCGGAGCCTGCAACAACATCAGTGATATCACCTGTTGCAGCTGCTACTACTTCGCTATATTTTGCAAGTCTATGTCCGCCTTGCGTGGATCCGTCGTGAACGACGACTGTATCTAAATCTGTATCGACGGTGATCTCACCTACCAAACCCGTAAAATTTGCGTGTTGGTTGGTGGTACCTCGTCTCCATTGGATTGCTGTGGCCATTTTTATATTCCTATTATGTCTACGTTATATAATGTAGTCTATGCACACGTCTGTTACATAGTCATCTAGGTTACCCTAAATACATTTTGCGGGCTCGTAAAGAGCTGCAATACGAGTATTTATCGTATTGCTTACCAATATGCTAGGTTATACTACTATTTCGACAATGCCTGGACCGTCAGTGTCTTTGCTCTGAAGAGATTTTCCAACTATACATGCCGCGCCTACAAAATGAGGCTGTGTACTTGATTGCGCATAGCCAGGTGTACTACTTGTTACTAGCACATCACCTTTTTTGACTTTGCCTATCACCTTACATGGTACTCGTCCACGTAGTGCAACATATATACCATCTGCATCTGCATTCATCATATATGCTGGATTTGTTGATATAACACCTGCTACTTTAGCGGATTCAGGACCTTGTGTTACTGTTATTTCTTTTTCGCCGCCAAATATAACTACTGTACCAGGCTCGTAGTCTGCATCAGCTTCATATTTCTCCGCTAAGTCAGCGTATCTCGCACTTGATGCAACTCCGTCAAACGAGTTTGCTGTGATTACATTTGCAGAGAAGTTTCCTGAGGCATCTCTAACTACTGCCCTACTAGCAGTGTTAGTAGTATCAAATGTGTCCGAGTCAGTTAGATCTACTGATATACTGCCTCCTGAAAACGAGATGCCGTCGCCGCCTGAAATAGCACTTCTGACATCTGTTGCACTAGGGCCTGTATAGCTAATGACACCAGTGCCGCTACTATAGCTCATTGATCCTAGGCCGCCGGCGTCACTTACGCTAATTGAAGATCTTGCATCTGCTGTCTTGAATGTTGTAACACTAAATATACCAGAAGCACTGTTATATGTTAAGTCACCTGCTGCGCTGAATAAATTTCGTACATCACTAGAGTTTACACCGTTAAACGTGAAGCCTCCAGACGTTGCATCGTATGTAAGAGAACCATGATCTCCGGTGCTTGTTGCACTAATCAGTCCGCGGACATCTGAGTTAGACAATTCGATGCTGTTACCGAGTACATCAATACCGTAGCCTCCAGCAATGTCCAATTTCACAGTTCCAGTTGTGCCGCCGCCAACTAAGCCGTTGCCAGCTGTGACACCAGTAATATCACCTGGGCCTCTAGTATAACTAATAACACCTGTCGAACTGTTATAGTTTAAGTCGCCGCTTGCACTAATTAGTCCTCTAACTTCTGCATCTGTTCTTTCAGTGAAGCTCATTACGCCAGTAGTACTGTTATATGCTAAGTCACCACTTGCACTAATTGCTGCTCTTGCTCTAGCATCGGTATAATATAAATTTGTGCCTTCACTTAAATCATCTGTATCTTTACTGCTTAAATCTAGCGATCCACCAACTACGCCAAGTACCGCATTATCAACGTATGCTTTTGTTGATTCTGCTGATGGTATGTTAGTTGCGGTTGCTCCAGTAAATGTATCTGAATCTAGTATTACATTTGAAATTCTAGAATCTGCTCTAGCATCTGCTCTAGCATCGGTATAATATAAATTTGTGCCTTCTGTTAAATCTGTAGTAGTAGCAGCTGCAATTCTAGCATCTGCTCTTGCATCAGTATAGTACTGGTTACTCGAACCTTCAGCTAAATCATCACTGTCAAATGCACCCATGTTAACTGCAATATCATCTGTGTTTACATGGATGCCTGTGCCGGCGCCTATACTTACTGTTACATCGCCAGTGCTTCCGCCGCCAGTTAAACCATCTCCAGCATTAACTCCTGTGATATCGCCTGATAAATCTGCATCAATAGTTAATGTATTTGCTCCGTCGTTGTATGTGATCGACACATTGTCGCCAGCGACTAACAAACTGTTTACCCTATCATCAACAGCTTCAGACATGTCTGTAACCTGGCTTGCTACTATTGCAATAGGTTGAGTGTTTGCGTTTGTTATTTGTCCTTGTCCATTAACTGTAAATCTAGGTATAGTTGCTGCATTCGTTCCGTAACTAGCCGCTGCAACACCTGTTAAGCTAATTCTTACTTGGTCTGAAACAACTTCTAATCCTGTGCCTGTATTTACAGCTAAAGAAACTGCGCCGCTTGTGCCACCACCTGTTAAACCAGCGCCTGCTGTAACTTCAGTAATGTCGCCTGGGCCTCTGCTATAACTAATAACGCCTGTTGCACTATCGTAACTTAAATCGCCGCTTGCACTGATCGCATTACGTGCTCTAGCATCTGTATAATACAAGCTAGTGCCTTCTGAAATATCACTAGTTGATGTAGGCACAGTAATAACACCAGTAGTACTGTTAAATGCCAATGCGCCTGATATGACACTTATATTAGACAGTGCTGTATCTTTGACGTGATCTGAATCAACAGTGTATGTTAGTATATTTGCGGAATCTTTAGTGATTTCCATACCGGTGCCAGCTGATACTTGTGTCAAGTAATATGTGCTACCTACTACTGTTGCAGATGAATGATCTCCTGCTCCGTTACCTAAATCAATTGTAGCGTTTGAACTTTTTTGTACTAGATCAGTTATGCCGTCTGCTTCGATTGCTTTAAACACATTATTTACTGAATCAAAGAAAATAGTACCGTTAACTATTAAATCACCAGGAAGATGTCTATCGCCTAAAGTAATTGCACCGTCTACTGTCATTCTTTCCAAAGGTCGTGGACCTGTAGTATATGTCGAACCTGTGCTTCGATCAAGTACTGTAGTATAGTTGGCGATGTTTTCTATGTCGCCAACCCAGAACGTACTTGATCCCAGGTCTAAAACATGCGATCTAGGTACACCAAGTTCTACATTACTATATGCAACTACAGAATTCATTGTGCCGTTTGTGTCAGCACCCGTATAAATTTCCCTAGTATCTACTGCTCCTTCGGAAATAAATATGTTTGATCCGAATATTGTCAACGTTGATTCTGAATTTGGACCTGCTACTTGACCAATAGCATCTTTATAGAATACTGTAGGTACGTTTGTAAGAAAATTCTGTCCTGTAATATTATTATTTTTTGCATGAATGATATTGCCCAACGAAGTTAGTGTAGCTACGCCGCTTCTTTCCGGTGGTGTATTAGGATCAATGGACTTGCCAGGTATCATCAATAAGGAACCTGACATAGTGAGGTTACCTGCTCTCAACTGATCTGCTGCTGTTGGGTTAGATTGTCCTATATTTTGTACGCCCTGGTGCAATACAGCATATGGTCCGATATATTTTTCTGTATTAATAAATAGATTTTGGACATCGTCTAGATTATCGAAACTTACTGAATTATTTGCAGTGGCAGGATTAGCTAAATTAGTAGTATCCGTTGCAGCAACAATTAAACCATTTGCTAACTTTGTGCTTAATAGGAATGAATACGATGCTCCAATCTTAAACGACTTAGCTACCTTTTCAGTGTCGGTATACGTTTTTAATTCTGCATTTGCATTATCAACATAAGTTTGCATGTCGACATTTGATGCATCTATATAAGCCTTGTTTGCTGCATCTGTGCTTTGTACAGGAGGTTGCAAATTATTAATATAATTTGTGCCTAAATCTAAGTTGCCCGACATGGAAATATTGCCAGTACTAGAAATTCTATCATTTCCTACTGTAACAACATTAGATTCTGCCGCTGCAATTGATGCAACAAGTGAGTTGGATAACGTAGAATTATTGTTCAGAGAGTCAGATATTTCTCTTAATGTATCTAATGCTTGTGGGGCGCCGCCGATCAGATCGCCTATCGCAGTTGTGACGTATTCTGTTGTTGCGACTTTTGCGCTGTTGTCTACATTTGCTTGGGTTGTAGCTGTTACAATTGTGCTTGTTAGATCGAGGTTGCCAACAAATGCATAATCATTTGTCAATGTAGCAGGAGTATCAGTTCTTACTAATCGAGGATCAATTACTGTAGCTGAACTTAAATCTACATTCGCTGTAAAAATATTGTCTGCACTGAACGTTTGATCAGTATCAAGTAATGCAACGTTTGCAGGTGTTTGGAATGTAGACCCGCTTAAATTAACATTGCCAGTAAATGTATAATCACCTGCTAATGTAGCGTCTCTATCATTTGCAATTACATTAGATGTTATGTCTAAAACACCATTAGCTTCTGTAACATATACACCGTCAGTGATATAACTGCTTATGTTTGCGTTAAAATCTGTGATTTGATTGCTAGTTATTGCTATTGCATTTGTAGTTGCTGATGTCAGTTGTCCTTGATCATTAACTACAAATTCTGTAACTTCGCTTACATTAGAATTATAAGTTCCTGCAGAAATAGTAGTATTGCTTATACTTACAACACCTGTTGCAGAATCATAATCTATTCCTGTAGAATTACTAATATTTGATCTAACTGCTGTTACAAAATCATTAACTTGTCCTGATATAATATCTATAGAAACATTTGCGGCTTGTGTTATACGACCTTTTTCGTCAACACTAAACTGTGCTAATTGATCTGCTACTCCGTAACTTCTTGCTTTAACGC